TGCCTGCTGACTTTTCTGAACTGATCGCCGCGTGGAGTGGAACACTTCCGCTCTTGATCACTAATCAGGACGAGGTAGAGAACACCCGCTCGTCTGAATTCAACAGTTACGGTACGCGAGGGTATGTGAAGGCTGTTGTGCCTACGACTGCCGTTCCAACGCAGACATATCAGTTGCAAATCTATCCAACTCCGACAAGTTCGGAGGCAAACAAGATCAAGATCACATATCGCACGGGCTGGCAGCGCGTATCGACTGCAAATCTGCCCACGGATGTCATCTCAATCCCACTGTATCTAGAAACATTGCTCGTTCTCTACGTCCGTGCGATTACGGAGTCGTACGAAGATGGGCAACAGTCGCAGCGTCTTGCAGAGATTGAGGCTGGGACACTCTTTGGTACTGCGCAGCGCAAGGACGGAATGCTGCAAGCCCACTTTGGACAGTTGCGACCAAACGTTTGGACAAACAACTATCGAAACAACGGCGGGTTCGTTATGACGAACACTGTCCCAAATCCATCATAAGGAAACGCCATGTCAGTAGACCTATCAGGACTAGCCGGAACTGTTACTGTTCAACGAACGCTTGTTGATGCATTTGAATTGGCAAGTCCTACGAACGTGACTACGGTTACAACTGCTGCCACAAAGTTTTCTACTGCTACGCGACCTGCTACTACTGGCGCAAGCGTAGTCGTTGCATCACAATTGAATTACATCAAGTTCCAAACGCTATCGACATCTGGCAACGTAGTCACGGTATATGTCATCGGGTGGACGTATTCGACATCAACGTCTGTATGGATTCCGTCACTACTGGTTAAGATGGTGGTGACATCATCTACTGCTGGTCCGATTACTGTTGCTGGTACAGCCTTGTATTCCGGTCGAGCATATGCCGCTCCATCACTTGGAGATGCAAAGCGATATGAAGGCGAAAATGCATCGTGTCCAAACGGGTTTGCAATTGTTGATACAACTGGTTGCGAACTTGTTGAATTGCACATGGTGTCTAGTTCTGCTGTTGCCGCAAACGCAGTCGTTGGTTATCTATGATGCAAGACAGAGCACGAACTTGGTATTTGGGTGGTGATCCGATGCAGCGATGTCGCGAGCGTCAATTACCATTGAATGGTCCAGATGGATCTCTGCTTTCGCTTGACTTTACAAGTGGAGCACTGGATTCTCGCATCACATTTACACGTTCATCTGTTGCTACATACATAGACAAGTATGGAATGGTTGTTAATGCCGCCGTCAACGAGCCGCGATTTACATACGCTTCTCCGGGAAATCCGCGTGGCTTGCTTATTGAGCAAGCATCAACCAATGTGTTGAATTGGAGTGAAACGTTTGCTGGCATTGGTGGGTCGAACAACGACTGGGCTGACTCCAACATCACACGATCAACTGGAAGTTATTCGCCCGATGGGGTATCTCGGGCTATTGTCTTTACCGCAACGGCTTCTGACGCAACTGTGATTTCAACTACCCAAACCGGAAAGCCAAACGCAACCCGTGTCTGTAGTGTTTGGTTGAGACGAGTAAATGGAAGTGGAAATATTCAAACCACCTTTGCAGCACTTCCGGCGTGGACGACAATTGTTATTACAAGCGAGTGGACGCGGTATTCGTTTCAAACAAACTCTACTGAACAAACTATTGGTTTTCGCATTCAGAATTCTGGCGATGCAATTGAAATATGGGGAGTTCAGTTAGAAACTGGAACTCTGCCAACGAGTTACATTCGCACGACAGGACTTCGCGTTACTAGAGAAATAGATACTGCGATCATTGGTGGTACTAACTTTAGCAATTGGTATAAGGGTGGAACAGCGGGAACCTTTGTGACTGCGTGGTGTCGATGCAATGCTACGACTACACAGCGCACCGTCATTGCTACTAATGATGTCTTGAACCAACACCTTCATCAGTACATAGCGGCGACCACCTCGCGGCTTCGACTGGCTGACAAGGTTCCCGCGTTTATTGAGACTGCAAATGCTTCCCTTGATAATTCAGTGAACAAGGGCGCGTTTGCTTATAACGGTTCAAGTCAAAGTATTTGCTTGAATGGCGGAACAGTTGTTACTGGAACACTGGCGTTTACCACCGCGCCAACATGGTTGAGCATTGGCGGACCATCGACAAACGGTACGAGTATTACCGACACGACTGTACTGCTCAACAACGCGATTAGAAGTATTAAGTACTTCCCAACGCGATTGTCTGATGCTGACATTAAAACCATTACCACCTTATAACTTCCGGATAAAACTATGACATTTGCACCGATTCAAAATCGTCTTGGCGTACAACCAGTAGGAACAACTGTTACCTGCGTGAACAAGTCTGGTACATCGGTTGCCATTGGCGATCTAGTGATTACCTCGTTCATCCACGCTGGCGCGGTCGTTAATCCTGAGCAGGCTGCGAACACTGGATATGTGTTCAACTGCATCCGCAAGGCGGTGTCTACGGAGACTGGAAACACAGGCTACCTTGGCGTGGTCACGGGTCTGATGACTGGCGCAGGCGGGAACGGTCGCGAGGTGCAGGTGCAATTCGGCGGCATCTGCCAAGCGAAGGTATTGGTTAACGCCACCGTTAGTTCGGGAACGCTTCTTGGCGTTTCGGCGACTGCTGGCGTGTTGTCAAACGCGGTCAGCACATCCGATTATTCAGTCACGTTGATGGACAATGCAGCGGTTGCTGATGGAACCGCGCTCAAGCGTGTCTATATTCCAACAGAGTATTCGTTCAATACGGGAACTGTTGTCCCCGGCGTGTACGGAAGCAAGTCAGCGGCGCGGTTTATTTTGGATGCCGTGAACAATACTGCCAGCCTCGACTGCCTTTGGGTGGGCGATAGCAACACGGGATATCAAGGATTTGGATGGTGTGACGGATTCCAGCATGGTCTTTGTCAGGCTGGCGCAAATATGTATGCGACAATGATTAACTTCCCGTACAACGATCAGTACGAACTCGGATATCGAACTCGCATCTTTGGCTCGTTTGAAGCCGATCCCGCGTCTGCCCAAGGTTTAGTTGCTGGAACTAGTGTATCAAGTGGGGCATCGGCTACGCTGAAACAAACCTACTCAATCGGTAGTGGAAAGTTGGGTGTTACAGGAACGGGAGGCAATTTCCCAGCGTCAACACCGCCGAACTTTGTAGACGTTCCATCAGCGAGAGTAGGTTCTCCCGGCGCGCTTGATTTATACACAAACACCGCGCTTTGGGTGTATATGCGGAAGATCCAAACAAGTGGTGGAGCGGCAGATATCAGTACATCTTTCGGCGCGCCTTGCCCCATTAACTTTAATGGCGAATTGAAGTTCCGCGCACAACTAAACATTCGTTCAGGTGGAACAGGTTCGTTCACCACGCGCTGGGGAAATAGTGCAGGACAAGCGTTAACTGGAACGGGAGTTGTTGCAACACAAAACACAACAACCGTATCAGCATCGCCTGATGTGTGGGACACATATGTCCACACTCTTGCCGCTAACGCGGATAGATATGTTTATCCCGGAACAAACGGTGGCGAACTGATTCGCATGACGATTGACGGCGGTACGACAGGTACTGGTGGAATAACACACCGTACTTCTGTTGGGTGTTGCAGCATTTACCGACCAAATACGATTGGAACAAGCAACTCAATCATGGAGTATCGAGGCGGTGCAACGCTTACGGATCTTGCATTCGACATTTCGGAAGCAGCCGGAGGATTTTGCAAAATGCTTTTGAAGGAAACGCGGGATCGTCAAATTGTCGCTGGTGGCAGCGGTCGAGTATTGCTTTGCATTCAAGGTGGTGTGAACAATGGCGATTGGTCACCAAGTAATGCTGCGGCGGCAATTACTGCGGTTGAAGGAATCAAGACAAGTATCAAGGCGCAGTGGGCTGCGCTTGGATACCCAGCGACCGATTTGTACTTCTTGTTTATGGTTAGTCACCCAGTTGAAGCGGGTGATACAAATTTAGGTATTTTAAGAACACTCGCACAGGCGTACTACACCAACAGCACAGATACCCTATTTGTAAACCTCAACGAAATTGCGCCGTATGAAAAAATCCTTTCAAATAATTGGTATCAATTTGAAGGCGGAACACTTAAATTTGAACATTTTGCTGGTTCTGGTCGCGGCTACGAAACCATCAGCAGCGCAATCGTCAGCAATATTTGCAGGTTTGCTTAACACCTTACTACCAAACCTATCGCCTTTAGTTTGCAATTAAATACATGAGTCCACAATCCACAACCAAACTGTTCAATCTGGAAAAAGCCCAGTTGACTCTGACCATCCTCCTCATTCTCGGTGCGGTTGTTTACGTTGGTCGGCGGTTGGAGTCTGATGATCGCCAGCAACGCCTATTGGAAACCATTGCTGGTGACATCAACCTGATTAAGGATCGCAACGCTGATGCCAGTGCGCAGATCCGTGTGATCGGCGAGCGCGTCTCGCAAGTCGAGAAGCGGCTGGAGCGCATGGAGACTCGATGACCAAGTGCCTTCTCGTTGCTGCGCTAGTGCTGTCAGGCTGCTCCCCAGTAGCCCGTATCAGCGCCAACAGCAACGAGATCAGGACTGAGGCGCAACTGCTCATTGATCATGGGCAGGCGACAGGTGACACGGTGGTGGTCGCAGGCGCGACCCGGATTGACGGTCTGGCGGCAGGGATCCACGCCCAATTGCCGGGAGTGGAGGACAAGACTCCACCTTGGATGGCGCTGGCAGGTTGGATAGCAGTAGCGGTGGTTGCGATAGCAGTAGTAATCATTCTGTTCCAGACAGGGTTTGGTACTGCTATCAGAATTGCGATTGGTTGGATTCCACGTAAGCCTCGGCAAGAGGCGGAGTTAGCGGCAAATATGCTTGACCCTGACAAACCAGAGAACGCTCGCGAATTTATAGCAGCCCGGAGAGCCTCTGA